GTGGCGACCGTAAAAAAAACTATACTCAATACAGCATCTTGTAGCAAATGTAATAAAGGTCAGATTTTATTGGAATTAAATGTTCCATTGGATAAGACGCATATTAAGTTTTTTGCTGGTTCGCCATTCCTTGAAAATAAATCATATACTAATCTTGGGTTATTTTATATGGAAAGTTTAGATTTAGTTGCAATCGGACCGTTCGGTTCGAATAGGTTAAATATAAAATGTAAAACGGCTAATTGTAATAATAATATCATAGAGTTAGAAGATATATTAAAACAAATATAAATAAAAGGGTTCGTATGAAAGATGTAAAGGCAAAGGATGCATCAGATTATGAGTTAATATTTATGTCGTTTCATGAGTCTTCACATACAATCGTTGCTCTTCATAATTTTTTTCAAGTATATTATGTAAATGTTAAAAACGGTGAAATAAAAGATGGAAGCGCGTTATGGTATACGTCATTCGGAATGAATGACACAGAATTAAAAAGAGCTATTCTATTATTAGAACTGCAAGCAGAATATGCTGGTTTGCTTGGTGAAAGGATAATCCATAAGGATTTAACTGGTTCACAGAAACTTCCAATGAATTTACGTGTTGGAACATCTCATGATATTAAACTTGCCTCAGATACTATTAGGTATAATAATTTAGCTGCATCCGGAAAAGACACAGCTAATTTTAAAAAAAATATTCAAAAAAAGACGGAAAAGATTTTATTAGAATATTGGGATGACGTAAAATTATTAGCTCATACGTTGTATGATAAAAGAGTTATTGAATATCAGGAACTTAAATTACTTCTGATTAGAAAATCCAAGAATAAAAAGTTTTGGAAAGATAGATTTTCTAAAATTGAACGCATATATGTATATGAAGGAGATAATCATCCGCAAGATGATGTTATTAAAAAAATTATATTAAATAAATAAACGCACAAATACATGCTTCTACGTGTTAGAAGCACAGTCCCTTCGTAGGCAGTTATTAGTGCTAAAACCAAAAAGGAAAAAGTATGAGTCAGTTTGTATCGCTTCATAATTATAGTCATTTTTCATTACTTCAATCATTGATATCTCCAAAAGATTTATTTATACGGGCAAAAGAGCTGGGTCAATCAGCAGTAGCAATAAACGATACAGGGTCGTTAGCAGCAAGCTGGGACGCGCTAAAAGCATCAAGAGAAACCGGTGTAAAACTAATAATTGGATGTGAGTTTTATTTTCGTGATTCAAATAAGAATGATGAACAAAGACCAAGATTTATTGTCCTAATAGCTAAAAATTATATTGGATATCAGAATCTACTTCATTTAAATAAAGAGGGTTTTGATAACCCGGTAGTAATTACAAAAAAGGTTTTTCCAGTTTTAGATTGGAATCTTTTACAAAAATACTCAGATGGTATAATATGTCTTACAGGATGTGCTAATGGCATTGTAGGGCAATTAATTAATAATAAGAACTTCGATGAAGCAGAGGATACATTAAAAAAATTAGTTGGTATTTATGGTGATAATCTCGGCGTTGAAGTTCAAACGCATAATTTAGTTCGTCAGGCAAATAATTTTACAGTTGGTATAAATCAACAATTCACAAACGCACATGCCATAAGGCTTGCAGAAAAATTGAATTTAAAAGTTGTTCCAACAAACTCAGCAAGGTATATAAAACGAGAGCAGGCTAAAATTGAAGATGCATTGCTTGCAATAGGTTCAATGCAGCCAACATATTCTAATGCAAGGATAAAGTTTGATACAAATGATATGTATCTAAAATCTTATGATGAGGTAAAATCTTTCTTTTCAAGAAATTATAGTGATGAGTTTGCTGATAAAATATGTGAAAATACAATCTATTTTTCTAATTTATGTGAGAAATCCGATTGGATTGAACCAAAGTTTTCTAATCCCGGAGGTAAAGAACTTCCGGTTTTCCCAGTAAGAGATGAAAAAGACTATCCTGAGTTTTGTGAATGGATGCAAAAACAATCCAGTGAAAGAAAAGCGTTAGATGAAGATAAAAACTTCCTTAGATTTAGATGTGAAAATGAGCTAAAAAGAACAGGATTAAAATATAAAGACGAATATATGAAACGGTTTGAGGAAGAATTGGATGTTTTATATTATTGTGGAACTAGTTCATATATGTTAATTACAGCAGATTTTATGAATTGGGCAAGAAATAATAATATACCGGTTGGGCCAGGAAGAGGTTCAGCGGGAGGTTCATTAGTAGCATACCTTCTCGGTATTCATATGGCTGATCCAATAAAATATAAGCTTGTATTCGAAAGATTCTTCAGTAAGAAACGAACCTCATTCGCAGATATTGATAATGATATCTCAAAAGAAAAACGAGATTTAGTAATAAATTATATTATAGATAAGTATGGAAAAGATAAGTTTGCTCAGGTAAATAATTTTATTTATATAACACCAAAGGTATATGTAAAAGATTTATGCAGATCATTAGAATTAGGTGGAGATCGTAAGGCTGCGGTTAAACTCGGAGCAGATATATCTGCTATTATTCCTGATAAGATTGATAATGTTCCAATAAGATATTGGAAAGACGCTATAAAACATGCACCGGTTCTTTCTGAATATATTAAAAAATATTCTCAAATAGATGAATATAAAACTATATGTGAAAAACCTCGAGCTAACGGGGTTCATGCTTCTGGCATAGTTATATCAAATAGACCGATATCACAAGTTATTCCAACGAGAATAGATAAAGATGGCACGATATCAATTCAATTAGATAAAGATAGAGCAGAAGAAGCAGGCATAGTAAAAATAGATATTCTTGGTCTAGAAACATTAGATATTATAGAAAAAACTAACGATCTAATAAAACAAAGTGGAAAACAAGTTCCTAAAATAGATTACGAAGCATATGATAAAAAAACATATGATTTAATTACATCAGGTAATACATTCGGGGTGTTCCAATTCGGAACATCAGCTGGAACTATAGATTTATGTAAAAAAATAAAACCAAAAAGTATAGATGATCTTGCGATCATAACTACGCTTGCTCGCCCCGCATCGAAAGAGATTAGAGAGGATTTTATTAAAGTAAGAGAAGGTAAAAATGAAAAAAAGTTATTGCATCCAAGTCTTGAAAATGCATTAAAACATACATATGGGTTTCCTCTATATGATGAAAGTTTGCTGATCCTTGCTAAGGATGTTGCCGGTTGGGAGCTTGATGAAGCAGATAAGTTGAGAAAATTAACAAAAGAAAAAGGTAAAAACCCAGAAAAGGCGGAAAAGTGGAGACAAGAGTTTATTGCCGGCGCCGGAAAGAACAAAATACCAAATAAGATTGCTATAAAAATATGGCATGAAATTATTGAACCGTTTGGTAAATATAGTTTTAATTGTTCTCACGCGGTTCTGTATTCAATGATATCTTTTCACACAGCATATCTAAAAGCACATTTTCCAACAGAGTTCCTTCTTGCTAACTTAATGTATGAGGTTCGTTCTACAAATGCAAAGGTTGCAAAGAAAAATATAGAAAAGATAAAACAAGAGATTAGAAAGTCTGGTATTAGAATAGATAAGCCAGATATAAATAAATCCAATATTACATATCAGATACAAAAGGACGGATCGTTATTGACTGGTTTTGAAGCATTAAAAAATGTTGGTGATGATGCCATAAAAGATATTATGGTGAAGCGACCGTTCATAAGTTTTGATGATTTTATGCTTAGATCAGATTTTTCTAAAATGAGATCTAATACTATTCAGGCGTTAGCAGTTAGTGGTTGTTTAGATAGTTTTGGTATACCTAGACATTTAGTATTTTTATATTGTCAAGATTATAAAAAGAAACTGCAAGTCTGGCTAAAAAAACACGATCCTAAAATAGAGCATTTTGAATATTCTTGGCCTGTAGAAAAAGACTGGTCGTTGTCAGAACTATACGCACTTGAAGTTCAATGCATGGGCGAAGCATTCATATGCGGTAAAGATAAGGCATACATTGGATTTTTTGATGGAAAATCAACAAAAGCAAATGAAATCAAGAAATTAGAGAATAAAACAAAAGTTGGATCAGTAAAAGCAGAAGTTAAAGATATTTTTATGTTAAAAGTAAAAAAAGAGGGATCCAAATATTTAGGTCAGGATATGGCTAAGATTACAGTTGAAGATGAAACCGGAGAACAATTAAGTCTTACAATATTCCCCGATGGCTGGAAAGAGGTAAAAGATCGTATGCGATATCTTAGTGGTGGTAGATATAAGTTTGAGGAAGGAATTGCAATACATTTTTCAGGTTCAGTGAATTATTATGGAGATGAAATTGGTATTGTGTTAGAAAATCTTCATGAATATTGCGCCCCGCCAATAGCGCCTAAAAATCTAAAAGCAAAAAAAGTTGTCAAAAAAGTTTTGAAGACCGATATAGTAGATAAAAAAGAAGATGTGAATGATGTTAATGATATGATAAGCGATCTTGAAGATGATTTATATTCAGACGGGTTAATTGATTTAGATGATGAAGAAAATGATAACTAAAAGGATACAATGATTAAGTTTATAAAAAATGTAGTTAGTGTTGTAAAAAGTTTTATTAATGATGATTTAGATGATGATTTTATTTTTGATGAGTCATCACGGCGTAAAGGTCTACAGGTAAAAACAACGCAACATACACCAGCAATGGTGTCAGAATTAGAAGATTGTATTAGTGATAATCCTGATTGTATTATTGGAAATAAAGCATCTTTTTATAGACAGCCAGCCGAAGAATTAAACGTATCTGACGATGATGTAGTTAATGTATCTGAAAAGTTTCAGGAAAAAATTACAGATAATACTAATGAAATTAAAAATCAATTAGGTGATATTGATTTAAGTTTAAATAAAATCAAAGATGCTATAAAATCCGGCAAAATAGATTTTTCCAAAGTAAATTACGATCCCAATGAAACAGCCCAGTCAATGAATAGTCTAATTGATACCTCTAAAGACTTAGAGCAAAATGATTTTACTGAAATAAAAAGTATTGTATCTGATTTAAGTGAAAAACTTACCCAATATAATAAGTGGTTGCTTGAATTAAATGATAAAATATCTAATTATGAAAATAGAGAAGTTTTACAGGCAGTGTCAGCCAGAGCAGATAACGGTGGGTATGGCATCGATCTTCCATTAGATGTTCTTGAAAACGTTGATGATGAAGAGTTTTTTAAGAATAAAGATATTCCTGAAGTTCTTTTGGCAAATGCAAAAATCAATAAACTTATTACAGATGAAGATCTGTATAAAGCATTTGATATAGTTAAAAACTATGATTTTGGGCAAGTAATGGTAAAGGAACCATCAAATTTTGTAGTTAGAGAATTAGAAACAATTCTAGGAGATGAAAAGATAAGTGAATTAGCAAATAAACAAAAACAAGAAGACACATTAGCAAGGTTTAAAATAAAACACAAACAATCAACACTAACACCAAATACTAGTAAACTTAAACTATTAAATAAACAAAAATCAAAAACTACCAAAACCAAATCACCAAAGAAAACTAAGAAAGCCAGTAAATCAAAATCTAAGAAAGTATAACAATGAAATGTAATTCTTGTAGTGAAGATGTTCCAGCTAAGTTTGCTCATGCAATATCAATCAATTCTTGTCCATTGTGCGGAAACGCAATAGTTGATCCAGAAGTAAAACTCATTATAAATGATCTGGAAACCGTTCTCAATAAAGCAAAAGATCATATGGAACAGATCGAAGATTGGCTTATGACTAATTTTCAATTACATAAGGTAAAAGAAAATGAAATTGTAATTAATAAGGACGAACTTCCTGCAACGGTTAGAGACGAAGAGCGGCAGGGTAGAGGCAAAGGTGTAAATGTTCGCAGGGCTGGTGAAGATGGTAATGATGAAGACGGTGTTGGCTCAAATAAATTGAGCCCAAAACGAGCAATTGATATAATCAAGGGTCGTACTGGTTCTGGTCTTGCCGATCCGAAAGAATTCGTAGGAACTGATGATGAAGGAAATAAAATAGATCTCGCATCAGAAGCCGGTGAAGGGTTAGATAGAAGTGAAGTAAATCAAATGGCAAATCTTTTTGGCGACGGTATGCATGTTGATCCAAAAGAAAGCGCTAGACATGATGCTCACATACAAAAATTAAAAAGTCTTCGAAGAGGATAAATGCAAAAACGAGTAATTGCAAATCAAATGGTTCTTTTAACAGATGATGAGTATCAAATGTATAAAGATATTTGTGCTTCATATGATCGTCCGCCTTCAATGAAGGGATCAGACTTGTTTCAGGATCTTATTGTTTCAGATAATAATGGATATATAACATATATTAAGCCACCGTCAACTAGACAGACTTCAATGGAAGTATTTTTATTTATATGTTCTATAATGCAAAATCAACAGTTAAGGCTCATGCAGAAACAAGTTGATGATCTATGCGCTAATATTAAATTACAAGCCGACAAATTATTCGAAGAAATAAAGTCAGACCTTAAAAAATAAATTAAAAATAAAGTTGTTGCGGATAAATCTGACAGTAAGTAAATTAGGAAGATGAAAGAAAAAATCACACTTGGTCAAGTCATAGGTGAAAGCTTCGATGACAACTTCTCTGACTTCGATCTTACAGAAATACAACATGTGCTATCGGTTTTAGCATCAGAGAATGCTATCGATATAGCACACGCCGAATTTTTACAACAAAAAACATTATATGGAGCCGATATATTAATCGGTTATATCGCAAAGTTAGTCAAAACAGTTTCATTTTTGGAGACGAAAGCCAATTCAATAAAGAATAAAGTAGCACTTGAATATAAAGCAGCAGATGGGAAAACTACTGCTGATATGAAAAAGCAAGCTGGCGAGTCATCGGAAGACGTTGAAAAATTAAATATTTTGCTTGCAAAAGCAAAAGGAAGTAAAACATTTTTAGAGAGAAAGTATGAAATACTGATCAAGGCTCATCATTATTATAAAGACGTTGGGATTGGTATGCGTAAAGGAATAGTTTCGTCATCGAATAATAATGATATGATAGGATGGAAATAATAAAAAGGAATAAAATGGATAATAAATTAGAATCATTTTTTAAATCATTTGCGGAAGCAGATGAAGAGTTAGATTTTAGATTTGCAGATCAATTTGGGTCTAAGGTTCCAGTTGTAAAAACTGGAAGTCCCGGTCTTGATGATGCATTGTCGTCTGGTGGTCTTCCATTTGGAAGAATAATTCAATTATACGGGCCACCACACAGTGGTAAAACATTAATGTCTATGCTTGCAATTTTAGAAGCTCAAAAGTTAAATACAGAATCTAAGCAATTATTTATAGATGCCGAAGGAACATTTAGCTCTATATGGGCTCAAACACTTGGAATAGATATATCGCGTGTTCTAATTGTGGATGGGGATTCCGCAGTCAATGGTCGAAGACTATTTGAAACATTACTAGGGACTCCAAAAGAGGATAGCAAGCATATTTTAGTTGGTAAATCAAAAGAAGGATTTTTAGATAAGGTTGCGGATAAAACATTCGATTTTAACTTGGTTGTATTGGATTCGCTTGGAGCAATTATACCACCGGGTGAAGATGTTTCAGCAGTTGGTAAAATGAATATGTCATTGCTTGCCAGGTTTCTTTCAACAACAATGAAAAAACTATCGTTAGAAGTTAAAAAGGCTAATCTTCCTTTTATAATTATTAATCACAAAAGAGATGGAATGGATCCGTATGGACCAGACCATACGTTCTCTGGTGGTAATACATACGGACATTTTCTATCTTGTAATGTGTATTTTGAAGCGATACAAAGAAAAGATGCCCAAATTTTAAATGAAAAAGATCAAAAAATTGGACACATGATAAGAGCAAAAGTTGAAAAAAGCAAGTTTGGAATTACACCAAGACAATGCGAATTCAAAGTGGATTTTTCTAAGGGTGTAGTAGATAAGCATGAAGAAATTGCTAAACTTGCATTAGATTACAATGTTGTTGAGAAGCCTACATCAGTATCACATCAATATGGAGATTATAAATGGGTAGGTTTTCCAAAGTTTTGTGAAGCTCTTTTAGAAAATCCTGCGCTATGTCAAGAAATATCAGATAAGATTGAAATAGCAAGAGATTCAAAATTCAATAGAAAACCAGATTCAGCAAATGTTGTCGAAATGAAAACAGAAAAAAAATCAAAGAAAGTAGCGGTCTAACATGCCAGATGATGTAGTGATTCAACCAGCAAAACTTCTGGAAAACTTCAAGCTTCCAGCACGAACAACACCAACATACTTGGTTATAATAAATACTGGTAAAGCAAAAGAAGTAGACTCATATTTTATAGCAGTAAAGCGTGATGATAACTCGTCTAGTTCTGCTAAGTTCGTTGGATTTTTTTCCAATAAACCAGAAAAAGATATTAGGTCGTCATACGATCAAATAATAAAAGAAACAGATACGGCAGAATTTATAGAAATAGAGTTTCCTTGGGCTAAAATATGTAGTATTCAAAGCCTAATTTATAGACATAAAACCAAATAAAAACTTACCTTAATAAACAATCAAATAAACAAAAACAGAAAACAAAACAGGAGAAATCAAAATGAGCAAGACATCAAAAACAACACGAACAGTTCGTAAATCAAGCACCATAACACGACCAAACGTTGATCGTACAATAGTTCAAAGCATAAAAGAACAAGTAATCAGTCTTCTTGATACAGCTAAGAACGGTCAATGGGTAGGAACAATGACAGACCTAAGCGGCAAAATCCGCACCGGTATTCGTTCACCAAGCTATCTTCGTCGTGTTCTAAACGTTGCGGTTCCATCAATTCGCAACGCAGGCGTTAGCGTTAAATTCGGTCGCACAACCGATCATTCACGTACACGTTATGTTCGTTTTATTCAGGGTTAAATCTGGTAATAAATTAACATATTAATAGAGAAAATAGTTCCTCCAAAAGAGGCTATATTCGGTAAAAACAAACAGTAAATCTAATAGTTAGATTAAATAGATAAAAGGAAAATAAAATGGCAACAGCAAATAATAATGGTGAAGTAACTTGGTCAGACACAGTACTATTCGATCCAAATAAAGGCAACGTAAAGAAGGACGAATGGCTACGATTAAAAGAAGGTTCTAATGTAGTTAGAATACTTACTCTTCCGCATCAGTATGCACAACATACTTATAATATTGAAGGCGGTAGAAAGTATGGCTATCGTGTTAATTGTTCAAAAACAAAAGAAACAGGATGTCCATTATGCGAACAAGGAGACAATGCTAAACGACGTTGGCTACTTGGTGTTATTGATCGTGAAACTAATATGTATAAAATCCTCGATGTTAGTGCAGCTATATTTAAAGGAGTTAAAACTTTAAATGATGATGCTGATTGGGGTGATCCAATAGCATACGATGTTTCAATAATCAATACGCCTGCCGCAGGAGCACAAAGATATTCGGTTATTGGTAAACCTAAGAAACCACTATCTGCTTCTGATGTCGCTATTCAAGCAGAAAATGGAACAGAGGTACTGCTTCGTAGAACAGCAGCACCAACATATGAACAAGTTCAAGCTCGTCTTGCTAAAATAGCAGAAGAGGTTGGCGGGAATACTGGTGGATCTTCTAATTCATCAAATAATTCAGATGATAGCGAAGAAGATGAAAGTCAAGATAACTTCTTTCGTGATTACGATTCTAAGAAAAAATCAGCATAAATAAAATATAAATAAAAAAATGATAAAGCCGAGAGATTAGCGTTTCTCGGCTTTTCTTTTATGTTTAATCAATGCGGCGATATATACTAATTATGCAAACAATTCTTGGTATAGATTGTAGTACTAAAACGGTCGGGTATTCCATTATTGAAACAGATGATCGATTAAATAATCCTAAATTAGTTTTGTGCTCATTCATCAAACCACCCCAGAAGGGAAATCGTTTTCAGCGTATAGTTGAAGCTCAAAATATGATTATTGATATACTAAATAAGTATAAACCAAACATTATAGGTATAGAAGAGATTATTCAGTTCATGAAAGGTCGCAGTGGTGCGAAGACAATTATTGCGCTTGCGCGCATAAATACAAGTATAGGGCTCATTTGCTACAATTACCTTGGGCACTCACCAGCCATGTGCAACGTGATGGCGATTCGTCATGGAATTAAATTAGACGAGGTTCTTCCAAAAAAGGAACAAATCCCAGAGTTGATTGAAAAGATTTTAGGAATTAAGTTTCCATATGTAATGGACGGTAAAAAAATTGCCGAAGAAAGTTTTGATGCCGCCGACTCGTGTGCGGTTGCACTATATACAATCAAACATATTAAAGATTTAGAGGCAAAATTATTGAAGCCAATTAATATGGCGCTTCCTAAAAAACGTCTATCAAAAATAAAAAAAGAACGAAAACTAATTCAGCAAGAATATAAGGAAATTATAGGATATGAATATTCAAGAAGCGTATAATACATTGGAAGTTAAAGATAGTATATCTGATGTAGATTTAAAATCTACATATAAAAAATTAGCGAAACAGTTTCATCCGGATGTGTATAAAACGGATACAGATAAATTTAAAAAAATCAATGAAGCGTATCAGCTTATAACTGACTATCGTAAAAATCCTGAAAAATATAATCCGCCATCACGTAGCCCATTCGGTGGCGGAGGGTTTAATATTAATTTAAATGATATTTTCAATGCTGGGTTTGGACGATCTAACCAATCTGACACAAATATATCCCCAATAAAGATAGATACAAAAATATCTTTTAAAGAAAGTGTTCTTGGAGCTGAAAAAGAGATAGCATATAAAAAGACAGTAAAATGCGATGATTGTGATGGTAAAGGTAAAGAAGCAATCACCAATGGTTGTAAATCTTGTAATGGTTTTGGTAGGGTCGTACAACAACAGGGCAATATGCACTTCACAAGTGGTTGTAATAAATGTCATGGCAGAGATATAAAATTTAAGGATTGTCTTAAGTGTAAATCTAAAGGTGTATTAGAAGTAGATGTTAATGCAAAAATAAACATTCCACCTGGCAACTCAACAACACTTAGAGTACAAGGGGCTGGTAATTTTATTGGTTCTGGTCCGTTCGGCGATATGTATTCTGATGTTTTGTTAAATGTATCCGTTGAACCAGATGCAGATCTAAAATTAGATGGAGCCAACGTTGTATATAATTTACAAATACCGTTAGTTGATGCACTGACAGGATGCAGCGTAGATGTAAAAACTATTTATGATACACGATCCATAAATATTCCATCCAAATCGAAAAACAAAGATGAAGTGATAATTAATGGTTGCGGTGTAAAACATGCTAATGGAAATCAGCGTGTTATATTGAATATTGATTACGGTAATGTTGATAAGTTGATAGAGTTTCTAAAACAAGAAGGAAAATAACAAATGGCATTCAGAACAAATTGCACGACAAAAGGATGTAGGAAAGACAACGAGCCCTATTTAAATCCATTAACAATGGAGGTTCATTGCTCAGAGTGTGATGCGCCAATAGCTAACATTCCAATTTTTACAAAAAATTTAATGAAGAGTCAAGGTCAAGTTAGGAAAGCTGCCAAAGTAGCGTTCAGTGTTCGTTGTGTAAAATGTAAAGTTGAAGCCTTGCCAAAAATATCTGATACGGATAAGCTCGTGTGTGTTGGTTGTGGAAGCCCGCTAAACGTATCTAAAATATATGAAAACCAAGTTAGAACAATTATTAAAAGTGGCGGTCATCAAGATCTATGAGCAATGGTAGAGTCTTCAGCGATTACTCAGAAGATGAACAAAAAGAAATGCTAATTCATTTTATTCGAAATGAAGATATAGAAATATGTGCCAAATTAGTAGTTGAAGTTGAAAAATTATATCCACAGTATTTAGAATTAGTAAATAAATTATTATTATTAAAATGACAGCATTCGATTCAATTATAAATTGTTGCACTAATCTTTTACATTCTTTTCCACAAGCTAAAGAAACAGCAGACTATATTCATAGTCGTCTCTCTGAGCGTGCTATCGAAAAGTTTCAATTCGGATATTTTCCAGATAACAAAAATCTTGAAGTTCTATCATCATTAGTTGGAGATGAGGTATTAAAGTCTTGTGATTTAATATACGATAAGATTTATAATGGTGAAAAATATCGTTGTAGTACTATGTCTGATTACAATCTGATTATGCCATATAGAGATGTATATGGTCGTATCATTGGTATTGTTGGTCGTAGTATTCTTTCTGATAATGAAAGAAAAAATAAAAGCATATCAAAATATAAAAATACACACTTCGCGAAAAGATCTAATCTATTCGGATTAAATTTTGCTAAAAAATCAATTATAAAAAATAATCTAGCCATCCTATGCGAAGGTCAGATAGATGTGATTCAATCATCAGATAAAGGATTGGAGCATATTGTTGCGTTGGGGTCATCAGGAATGGCATTCGAACAAGTAGCATTATTGATGAGATATACAAATAATATAATTTTACTACTTGATAATGATGATGCTGGGCAAACCGGTGCAAATAAAATTATACAAAATTACGGTAGGTATGCGAATTTTAGAAAAGCGCATTTACCAGATGGATTTAATGATTTAGATCAGTTTTTTATGGAAAATGACTTAAAGGATTTAGAGTTGGCTCTTTAAAATAAAAATAGTATAATACATAATTCATGATATATATTAGATGGTTAGTCAAATTGATTAATCATCTTTTTTATTTTGGAGACAAAACATGAGTGAAAAACGAGCGAATAGAAGTAATGCTTACCAGCATTTATTCGGAGAGGTGTTGGTTGCTATGGAAACATTAGAGGCATTCCATGAAGATGCCAGTATATATAAACGCTTAAATCCACATGAATATAATGAAGCAGTAGCTGAGCTTGAAGAACAATTACGTATTGAGTTTTGGAGACTTGTGAATGATAATCTAACGCCAAGACAAAAACAAGTTATAGAATTAGTTAGTCTTCAGAAATTGACTCAACAAGAAGCAGCTAAGATCCTTGGGGTTAATCAAAGCTCTATAACTAAATCGCTGCATGGCAATGTTGATTATAGTAAAAGAGATGAGAATAATAAAAAAACTAAGATTGTGTATGGCGGATCTCTCAGGAGAATACGTAAATTAGCATTAGAAGATGAAAAAATCAAATTAATATTACAACAGATATCTGATCTACGTGAAGAGACTTGGACTAAATAATACAATTTTTGGTATAATCCACTAATAATCCACTATTATTTTAGTATACCTTTTAAGGAAACCACAAAAATGGCTAATTTTTCTATTGATTATAATAACCTTCATAAAACCGTTAGTAATAAAACCTATCGTCTAGATGAGGTAAAACATAGATTAGAGAAGGTGGCGTTTGATGTGGTACGATTTAAAGATTCTGTAGATCCAGAAGAGTTATGGCAAATTCAGAGTGCAGATGATGGACAATTTATAGTTGCTCGTTATTCAGAAGAAGCTGGTGAAACTAAAAAAGCGTCCAAAGATAAAACTTGGGATGTACTTGTATCACAAGCCGGATATATTCATTTATATTATTGTGGAACACCTCTGGCTAAGTTTTCTGCAACTGACTTAGGGCTATCAACAGAAGATCTTTCGACAGTCAAGCGTTTCCTACCTGAAAAATTAGCAACAGATAAGGCATTCGTAAAAGCTCTCATATCGACATTAGATGGTAATACAGAACAAAGTATTCTACAATCATTCCCAGAGATACTTCAATAACAGGCAAACAAATGGACTTCAATCAGATCAAAAATATTGCTTCTTCGCTATCGAAAACAATAGATGATAATGAAAAAATACTTCTATCATCTTTCGCAGAAAAGCTATCTCAAGCATCTGAAGCATATCCAGAAGATCAGACAATCGGAGTAATGGCAAATGTAGTAGCAAGAATGACTGGTGGTAAAAAATTATTTATTACAAAAGCAGAAGTAAAAGATTTATATAAAAGATTGTATTCAAGAAATACAAAGTTTGCAGAAGTATTCTCAGGTGAATTAGGACAGGTAGAAAAACTAGCAACTCCAAAAACATATAATAGAGATAATATAGAAAATCTTTCCTTAGTAAAAGAGGCTTTTGAAAAAGTAGTTGATCCAACATTGGCTAATGCATTAGATAGTATTTTTGGTAATACCGTTCGTGGTAATACAGAAGCATCAGTAAAAGTAGCCGAATCCGTGTGTACACGCGCGTGTGCAAGTGTAAAGTTAGCTTCCAAAATTAATGTTGTGAATGGTGATAATAGTTTTATTATATGTCAAGCATCTTTTGAAACACCAAAAGGAATGACATCAGTATTGATTCCAATAGAAATAGTAGCAGGAAAAGCATTACTCCCAACAGTTTTCGTAGGAAATACTGGGCCAGAAGATTTTTCTAAATCGAATTTAGAAACATACATAGCAACGAATGCTGGTAAAAAACTAGCTGTTTCGGATAAATTAGTTCTTCAAGCAGTTAAAAATACAAAAGAAAATGATATCGAAAAAATTAGCAGCGTCGATATGGCATTGATAAAATTAAATTCAGAAAAAGATACAAAATCAGATTATTTTACAAATAATATTTTATATCAAAATGCCGAAGTAGAAAATAAAAACTTAGTTGTAAATACACCAAAATATCAAGATAAAGATATGGAATCATTCGCCAAAGCTTTTGATTCAGCGGTTGGTGTTGCAAACTTCTCAATTGGCAAAGATAAAGTAGATAACGGAAGAAAAGTTATATCTAATAAATTAAATAGTTTCGGGCTAAAAAGCCATCAAATATCAGTATTTAGTAGTGATGAAAAATCAATAACATATGCAGTATCAGTAAATAGTGGTCGATTAGCTTTCCGTGTTCCAGTTAGTATAGAAGATAATAAGGTTGTTCAACCTAATATTATGATCGTAGCAGGAATGGTCGAGTCTTTTTCAAAAGATGGAATTAATTCAATAAACAAAAAAGAAGCAAAAGATTACAAAACAGCAGCAGTTGCTTCTGCGTTGTATGGATTAAAAGCAAGCGAGCTCGTACAGATTGTTCGTGAAGCAGTATCAGAAAGTAATCTAGATAAAGCAGAAGACGCATTAAATGTGCTATCAGAAGCAGGTGATGATAAGGCATATCAAACAGCATTCACAGAATATACAAATGGATTAGGCATAAATAAAGTTGCAGATCAAAAAACTACTTGTAAAATGGTAGTAAAGAATGCTTCAAGTAAACATGAACAATGCGGGCATACAGGACTTCCGTTGCATAAAGTCTATCAGGATAAGAACGGAGATTGCCATCCTAACTATCGTCGTGGAATGGATGATACATATGAAGGCGCATATTTACAAAACTCAAAAATATTCTTTTAGAGGAAACAAATGAAACTATCGGAAAAACTATTATTGGTTGCTAGCTGGCTTGAAAGTTCAGAAAACGATCTTTTGGTAAATGCTGAACATGATGAAAATTGTCTTAGTGTTGTTGCTAGTTCGTTAGTAAAAGCAGCAGATGCAATAAAAGAAGGTGCCGAAGAAGTTAGTAAGGTTGAACCAGAAACCGATATAACATCAGAAAAACTTGATGAACTAGCTGCCGTCGCCGCGGCTTTTGATGAAAGTGGTGATGAATTACTTATGAAACAAGCAAGCGTTCTTGATGAAATACTATTGACCTTCGCTGCTCCCAAAAACGCAGTGGCTGCCGCAAAACAAATGGAAGATGATAGAATTGAACAACTAAAAAAAAAGTATAAGGATCCAAAAGTAAAACAAGACGAAATGAATAAAGTTTCAGATTCGATTAAAGATATTGAGAAGAGTCCGACTTATAAGAAGTATCGTGTTTTGGAAGCCCCGTTAAGTACGAGAACATGTCCAGATCATGCAGGGGCACAGTTGGCTCGTGTGGGCGAGCACAGATGGCAATGCTGTATGGATCATAAAGTATATGATTATGATACTGGATTTACTACATTAGATGGAGATCGTGTGAGTGGCGGTTCGGTATCAGAACAAACTAAAGTTATGCAACACGAAAATGCACACACTGTATTCGATACAAGAAATCAAAGATTAGGACAAGAATAATTTTTTGTTGATATATTAGTAAGTTATAATGGTAAAAAATAAAGAAAATATAGCTAAAAGATTTTTAGATCATCCAGATCGAGAAGAGATAGTAAGTAAATTACTCGCTGGAACACCATCATCTGATATATCTGAATGGTTAAAAGCTAAATATAACCCATTAACCGAGAAAAAGTTTATTTTTTCAGAAAAGTATATAACATCATTTAAAGATGAGTATCTTGATTTTTATACCATTATGAGACAGGATTTAGATAAAACTAAATCTAATATAACTGCATCAGAGCAAATGCAAATAGAGCTTCAAGGGACACCCGCATATCATAAAGCATTGGAAAAATATACTGATAGCGAGGTCGATATTAAACTAATAGTAAAAAAGCTAGTTGTAAATGCTGAAACACGTATATCACAAATGTTTGATATTATTCAAAGTGATCCTGAAAACTTCCGTTCGGACAGAACTCTTCTTGAATGGTTCTCAACACTTGCCGGCATACTCGAAAAATATGACTCCATACTTAATGGTTCTCCCGATCAAATAAATATACAAAATAATATAAATATACAGGTGGTTGATGATCATATAAATGTCATCTTTAATATAATTAAAGAAATACTTACAAAATTAGATTATGATACATCCCTTATTTTTATAGATATGTATAACGAAGAAATTAAAAAAATAAAGTCCTCATCTCATCCGCAATTACCGGTTGAAACAAGATTAAAAGAGGCAACAATGTTAAGTGAAACTATCAGTGAAAAGTTAGAATAATAGCCATTATTCAACATATAGCTATGAAGCACGCGTTTCCAAATTTTTCTGATTCTCAGCCTGTTCAGCCAGTCTATAATCTAAATAGATGGATGGTGGCTATGAAGGATATCTATATTAGAACACACCTTGGTGCTTCAAAAAACGAAGCTGTTGCTATGATAACTGCTGGTTGGGAACCTATGGAAAAAAATGATTTTCTAAATTGGATGAAGTATTATGAATCTGGTGATCATAAAAAATACAAAAAAGCTCAAAATGCTTACTATGTAAATGAAGATACTAATTATTTTCTTCCTAATCCAAAAATGGTGCCACCAAGTCCAATTCGTACTATAAATGAAAATATATCAAACGCTCCACAAGAAGCAGCAAATGCCGCTGCCAAACAAAAAAGCGAAGAAGAAAAACGACAATCGGTTGAAGATTTACGAAGAAAAATACTTGGTAGGCTTAATTCTGCTGAAAAGCTTTTAAGCTCGCAACAAGGTCATATGTTTGCCGGAGCTGATTTTGAAAGACTTCTTACTGCTATTTTTGAGTTGAAAAAACAAATCCAGATAGTAAATAAAGTATCAACAGCATCATTACAAACCGTTGTAGATTTAATTGTCAGACAGGCAAATATACTTAGCCGTGAAGGCTATAATGGTGCAAGTTCTTTTATGGTAAAGCTTGCTCAGCAAACTCCTGGTGATATGAGTATAAATCTTGGAGATATACCTGCTGGTGGTAGTCAGCCACAAGGTGGCGGTAGTCTTGGCAACAACACTCCTGATGTTATGCAGCCATTACCAGGCGGTGCTCCTGAACAAAAAACTATCACAGAGGACAGTGCGGTTGGTAAATTTATTGATAATTTAGAAGACTCCGGTATTACTGATACAGTTGATGAGGAAGAGGCAGCTGATAAAGCACAAGTAGATGATTCAAATGAAGTAGAAATTGATAATGATGTATTTATGGATCATGAGATTGTGCCAGAAGGTAAAGATGATCTTGTTGTTGAAGCACAAGCCGTTCATCAACCAGATGTTGTACGAGATTCTCCGCCTGCACAAAAAAAACCAACTGATGATTCTGAAACAGAAAAACCAGGTAAAAATGTTGCTCCAGGTATAACTCCCGAAAATGTAAATCAACCACCAAGTGTTGAAAATACTAAAACAGATTTTGATGCTATATTAGATAGTGCTTTTGCTAATCTAACAGTTCAAGATGTTATAAACAAACTTGAACAAGTTAATAATGTATTTAGAACCAGAGAAATACCACGACAATTAGCAGTATGCGATCTTATGTTGTCAAGACTTGGGCTTGCACAATACTTCCCTCAACTCGGTGAAAGTATTAATAAAAGCCTTGATAGCGGGCAATACGCGCTTGTTCGTATCGATGAGATATTGTCTAAATTAAGAGGATCAGTTAAATCACCAGAACTTGATCTTGAAGGTAATAATCAAAAAACTCCACCTAATGCTGAGGCAGTTAAATCTAATCTTCAACAACAAGAGCAAAAAGAAAAACAACGCAAAGACGTTAAGAAACAACTTGCCGATCAATCAGATATGGAAAAAGCAACTAAGCCAGAAGGAGCAGTTGAAGGAGCTCCACAAGAATTGGCAGCGCAACCAATTGAAGTTGAATCTCCTGCACCAGAAGCAGCGGCTCCAGCGCCAGCACCTAAACCAGCAGCGGCACCAACGGTATAAAGGAAGTGAATGAAACTTCGCGACCTTTTAAGTCTAATCAAAAAAGTCGGTGATGCTAACGGCATTCCAAATTGTTTTATTGTTGGAGGAACTCCACGCGATAAGATGCTCAATCTTTTGAAACCTGATGAGCTGAATGATCTTGATTTAACTACTGGTAATAAATTAATTCATAACTTGGCAACAGAAGTTAATATTGAATTAAAGAAACATTATAATATAGAAGTAAAGAAGGCAGATGATGGGCATACTTCTGTTGTGTTTCCAGGTAATCAGTTTAAATTAGATTTTAGCAGCAATTTTATTATACCAAAAATAAATCTTCACCTGCATCAACTTGGTATTAAAAATCCTACTGATTTAGATCGAGAGATGTTTTCAAGAGATTTTTATTGTAATACATTACTAATGACATTAGATTTGAAAAAAATCAAAGATCCTACCCATCAAGGTATTAAAGATATAAAAAATAAAATTATAAGAACTTGTCTTGATCCAGATACGACATTCAGATATAATACTAATCGTATTATTCGCGTAGTATATCTATCAGCAAAACTTGACTTCGATGTAGATCCAGAAATTATAAAATGGATATCTAAAAACAAAGATATGGTTAGACTATCACCTGATGGGTATCTAAAAAAGAATCTTGATAAGGCTATGAAGAAAAATCCTGAACGGGCGGTAGCGGTTATTAATGCAACTAATTTATGGGATGCTATTCCTATAACGGAAGAGCTACAACCATATTATGCAAAAAGAACTTCGGTAGTAAAATCATCGCAATTAAAACGCAACTATGATTATGGTGAAGGTTTATATATGAACCTTGATAAATATGATAGCGTAGCAGATTTTCGTAAGAAACGAATGAAAAAGCGTAAAAAAATATTACAAAAATTAAAGGATATGAAACTAAAATGAAATATTCTAAATTATTGGAAGATGCTAAATTATTTTGTAAAATTGCTTCAATGACATTAGAGCAGGCATATGCCATTATTGGTGTCCCCCAAAGTTCATCAAAAGATGAAATAAATAAAGCATATAAAAGACAGATGCGTCAATATCATCCAGATATTAATCCCTCATCAGAGGCAAAGATAAAAAGTGTAGAATTAAATGCAGCAAGAGAATTATTACTTAATCCAGAAAGACAAGGGATTGCCGGTGATATGATGCGACAAAACGAAAATCTTCGTGATGATATAGATGATATCTTAAAAAGAGAACAAGAAAAAGCAGATGCTTGGGTAGAAGATATTAGGGAAAAACGAAAAGAATATGATGAATGGGCAAGTGGTAAATTAAAAACAAAAGATCTTAAATATCCAGATAATATAGAAAATGCTAAAAGACTTGAAGAACGAGAAAAAGAATATAAAAGAAAACGAAAAGAAGAATTAAAACAACAAAAATTTAAAAAAATCTAAAAATAAAATGAACCGACTTCAACAACTCCTCCAAAAATATTCCTACAACGAACCATACGAAAGTGAGTTTGGGTTCGAGGGTAGTCCATACTTCCACCGAGGAGATGAGTCATTACCATATAATCAATATATTCCATTGGGCGAATCCACAATGGAAAAGCCGCAAGATTTAGATAGAATGGAAAATCATGGAAAAGATGGAAAAGAGTTTCCTGAATTTAAAGAGTTTGATAATAGAAAAGATAAAAGGCTCAAACGCTTGAAACTATTACGAAAACTTATGCAAGAAAAGAAAAATCCAACCTTCACCCCAGCACAATTTTCACCATCACAATATAGTAGTATGACTGGTTTTGAAGGTATGAATGCATTCACTGGTGGTTATTACGATGCTACATTAGGTGATAACACAGATACATTCGTTAATCCTTGGAATAATATCTACCAATCGGCAAGTAATACAATAGAAGAACGAATAAAATTGAGATCGTTATTTTTCAATAATTTTGTTAAAAATACAGCACTATGAATAATTTAGCATACGGTATATCCCCATTTTGAGGTAAATAATGTCATTATATAAACAAGCCCAATTCTTAGATGCAAACGATTTTGAGAACTTCGGAGACGAAGATGAGGTCGTTTTATACGAAGAAAAGCCTTCAATGGAAGATGTTGTTGAACTTCATCAACCAGATAATGCTATGGAAATTACATTCAAGCTTCCACCGCTTCCAGGCTCAGATGCAGATATGCCGTTAGAGGTTTCAACGGAAGACCCAATTGAAGTTGAGAGCAAAGGTAAGGGAAAAGGTAAAAAAGATAAAAATGATTTACAAGGAGAGGAACTTGAGGTTCAAGATCCTTGGAAATCACCTGATCCAAAAAACATTTTAACTTGGGTTCATGATCGTCTACAAAATCTTCCTCGTCATACGGGTCAAGAAACAACTGGTATGGAACGAACAATTGCAGCAATGAAGCGTATTAATAACGAAATCTCCAAAGCTATTGCTAATGATTATAATGGCGAAGTTGATGTAGCTAAACTTGAACAAGCTCGTAGAGAGATTTTTGATGGTATTCATCGTCTTGAAGAAGCAGTAGAAAAGCTTGATAATGGATATAGAGGCAAAAAAGCAGACCTTGACGAAAACGGATTAGTCAAAGAAGCCAAACAAGACCGTATTGGTGGAATTATTATAACAGTTCCTATTTTGATATCAAGAATTGCAAAAACACTTATAAATGGTATGGTATCAGGTGGGCATGATATTGAAAGATCTTTTGATGCACAGGTAAAAGAATGGAGTCTTGATAAACGAGAACAAGCTGAATTGATGGAGCTTCTCGAAAATATGGGGTACGCACAACCACGAAGAGATCGTGCATATCCGGCAGATCATCACATGGAATATAAATCATCAGATAATTTTGACTTCGGATCTCAATACCCCGCATAGGAATATATGTCAAATAAATACTTCACACGCAACTCATCAATCATATCACGCGATGAAAGTTCTTTTGATCGCGGAGATAAGACTCCGTCTTGGTTTAATGAATATGCTGCTATACTAGAAAAAGATTCTGCAAAATCAAAAAAACAAGACTACTCCTTATTCGACCAAATAAATAGTATTCTTGGCAATAAGTCAAAATATTCAACAGTAGCAGAAGCAGTAGAAGATTTACAAAAACGCACAGGCTTGTATGATATTTTACAGAAAAAACAAGCAAGTGATTTAAAACACGGCAATATACAATTATTCAAAGAGATTCCAGTTCTAAAAACATATATAGATAATTATATTGATGATCGCCCAGGAACTTCGGTTGAAGCAGTTATACATGATTTACTGAAAATAAAGACTATAAAAGATAAACTTCCTCAGTCAGATGACGTTCCAATAGAAGTAAAACAGTATATAAGTCATAAAATTGGTGAAGTTGGTGCATCAGTTCCTAAAAATGATAATGATAATCTTGAGTTAGGAAAAATAGATTTAAGTAAAGATGTTGCAGTTGTAGATGATCCACTTGGTATATGTATGCCTGGCGGCAAGTAATATTTTATATTGAAAGATTGAATGTCGGAAGATTTATTATTAGAAAAAATAAAAGACAAATTATTAGATTTTGATCCAGTTCATTTTGTTGAAAAATACCTAACAATAGATGGTGACAGGTTTCATTTACAAAAAGGTGGATGGAAACCGTTTTCAGATATATACAGATATATTGGATTGAAAGCGGTTGAAAAAGACGGTAAGCCTGTGGTTATAGTTGCTGGGCGTCAAATTGGGAAAACGTCCATGTGCGCAGCTCTTGAAATGTATTTTTGTGGATGTGGATTATATGGTAATGGGAAAAATCCACCCATACGAATGGTTCATGCGTTCCCTGAATCAGCTCTTGCAGCCTCATACTCAAAGGTAAAACTAAATGGAATGATTAGATCGTCAGTTGTTATTGATGATGGTAATGAAATAAAAGGTATAAAGAAAAAAGCATATATGCATTCATTATTAGATAATTCATCAGAAAGTAATGATACTCTTTCATTCAAGCAGTTTGTTGGTGGAAATCATTTATGGATTGAAAGCGTTGGAGTTGATGGAAATCGTTTAATGGGAAAAACAGCTGATATCATTTTCTATGATGAAGTTCAAAAAATGATGTCTATTGCAATAGGTAATTCATCAAAAATACTTACACAGTCAAAATATGGTAAACAAGGTGAAGGTGTTCAAGTATACTTCGGTACACCGTTGCTGAGAGGGTCTACGTACTGGGATTTATGGAATGCATCATCACAGCAGTATTTTCATTTAGGGTGTGGTAAATGTAAAAAATATTTTCCATTATATACACCGGGAACTAATGACTGGGAAGATATATGGCTATACGGTTATACCGTACGATGTACACATTGCGGGTTTGAACAAGATAAAAGGGAAGCAACAGAAAACGGTAAATGGATTGGTTTAAAAGATCAACAGGAATCTAAATATATAGGTTTTCATATAAATCAATTATATATTCCAACATTTACAAAAGAAAAAATTATATCTGAAAAACCAGAAAATAATCCAATTAATTCAGAGAAGACGTATCAAACGCAAATTCTTGGAGAATTTTACCATGGTGAAGCGACTATAATAACAATGGATCAGGTTAGAGAATTATGTGGAGATCCTGGTAGAAAATTTAGAGGAAGCATATCACCAGATGAAGATCTTCCGGTATTTTTAGGAATTGATATTGGGGCTAAGAATGATTTAGCGCAATTAGTTGATTCAGATAGGGTAAAGCCACAAGGTCAAAGTTATAGCACGGCAGTTGTTATTGCAATGACTGGACCACAAAGAATGTCTATAGAGTTTGCAACCGCATTTAAAAGAAACGATCTTGCCAGTAAAAAGGGGCTAATAGAAGAGATAATGAGAAAGTATTCCGTTAATTTAGCCGTATGTGATTTAGGATATGCTAATGATCTAAATGAAATTCTTCAAACTCAGTATGGAGAAAAGTTTCTTTCATCACAGGCTTCTAACAGAGTAAATGAGCATATAAAATTTAATTCAGATGTTTTCCCAAAAGTAATTACGTTTGAACGTGATTTTTGGATTGCAGATTTATATGAGCAAATGAAAAAAGGTAATATTAGAATCCCGATGGGAAGCTATGAACAAATAGCAATGATGATTCAACATATATGTAGTATGGAAATAAAACCAAGTATAAGTCGCGCTGGTGATATAACACCACACTATATTAAAGGTAGTACCCCAAATGATTATTTTATGGCAATACTTAATGCATATATAGCGTATAAATTTTATGTTAGCCAGGGATTTAAAATCAAAAATCCAGCACATATGCGTGATCCTGCAAAAGATAAACCTCCTGTATTAGTAGCATATCTGCCAAGAATGAAATGAGATTGAATATATTGATGACTAATGATATAGTATATATCAAGGAAACTAATGTCGAATAATGGTAAATTTTTACAAAAACAAGGGTTGCCACCTATTGCCTCAAATGATATGTATAAAAACGTTTCTAAATATCGTCAGCAACAATTAACAAAAGAGGTGGAACGAGGATTATACAGAGATGGTTCTGGTAATGGTAAAAGCGAGTTAAGTCCTGCATCGTATGTTTCTACATTAAGTGGTAATTTAAAAAAGAGTGCACAAGTATTGTCCAGTGGTCAGTCATCAGGTGCTAATTGGCGCGGAGGTAGCGGTGAGGCAACCAGGCAAGCACCAGCCGTATATAGTCCATTATGGTTGAACTCAAATCTAAATCTCCCCCGCGACCGCGCAACAATCAATAGCTGGCTACGATCTTTTTACGCCCTAGCTCCATTCGTTCAAAATGCCATTAATCTTCATTCTACCTATCCTATATCTAAATTAACAATTCGTTGTCCAAATCGTAAGGTTGAAAACTTCTTCAATACAATGATTGAAGATATTGATCTCATGAATATATGTATACAGGTTGCTCAGGAATATTGGCTTCTTGGTGAAGCATTCGTGTATGGAGAGTTAGATCAAAATAATGCAGTGTGGAGCAGACTTGTAATTCAAAATCCGGATTATATGGTGGTACAAAAATCAGTTATTGCAAGTGAGCCACTTATTATGATGCGTCCAGATGATAATCTTCGTAGACTTGTTTATTCTAATAAGCCTGCAGATATTGAACAAAAAAGCCAATTAAATGAAACTATAATAGAGCACGTTAAACGTGGTGAAAACATACCATTAGAAAATCTATATATATCACACTTAGCAAGAAGAATAAGTCCATACGAAGTTCGTGGAACAGGTCTTCCAGTTAGTTGTTTTAGACAACTAATGTTATTCGATCAACTTCGCGAGGCTAAGTTTGCACAAGCACAAAATATGATTAATCCACTTACATTAATCAAAGTAGGGTCAGCAGATTATAAGCCACAACCAGCAGATCTTGATATATGGAGAAATGCTTTCGCAGAAGCTCAATATGATCAAGACTTCAAAATATTTACTCATGAAGCCGTGACGGTGGAACGTGTCGGATATAATTCTGCTATTATAGATATATCTGGAGACATAACTCAATTACTAAAAGAGATATTCATGGGACTTATGGTTCCACAAGTATTAATGGATGGTGGCGGAGATATAACTTATTCTAATGGTGGAGTATCATTAGATGTTCTCCGTCAAAGATATATGGCATTCCGTAATATGATGAGCACTTGGTTAAAGAATAAGATATTCGCTCCAATATCAAAATTAAATGAGTTTTACGAATATGAAGATGGTGAGAAAAAACTAATTACTCCAACAGTAGAGTGGAGTCATATGAGTATATTCGATACTATGGATTATGTTCAACAATTAGTTGCACTATCAACTGGTGATCAAAAACGAGTATCACAGCAAACATTGTATCGATCATTAGGATTAGAGTATGATGAAGAGCGTCGCAAGATGAAGAAAGAGGATATCCAAGAAGCCGTGAGAAAGAAAGAGCTTCTTTCCTTGGAATCAATGGCATTGAATGAATTGAGAGCCCTTGATGAGGAGTCTGATATACCAGAAGTTGCTCCAGCAGCGTTGCCTGGTCAATCTCCTTATGCGGATGCGGCTGGGCAACAACCAGGTGCAGAAGCAGGCGGATCATCATTGCCTCCGCTTCCGGGTATGGGATCAGGTGGCGGTGGAGGAGGCGGAGCAATGCCACCTCCACCAACAGAAGGATTACCTCCACCTGCACCGTCTGGCGGAACTCCAGCACCGACTGGAGGCGGTGGAGGAACAACCTCACCACCGTCAACTCCGCCAAAATAA